CAGAGGATTTAGAGACATTGTAATACTACTACTTCTTAACCTTATACTTATTTATGAAGTCTCTTATATTTGACTGCTTATATCCACTATATGGTTTTGCTCCATACTGAAGGTTTGTTTTATCTCCTTTTTCAAATCCAGGAGTCATATCAGCAGCATATTTAAAATACCCATCAGTTCCAACCAAAGTATTTGGCTTTCCAGGAACTCTCATTTTGCTTTCAACTTTCTTTTCTTGATATTCTTCTCTGAAGTTTTTTGGAAGATTTTTTGCTTGCGGAATGAAAGCGCCATAAGGACCCACTTTAGGATCTTCATTATCCACAAATCCATCAATATTATTATCCCTTCTATTCACTGCTTTCTTTACAAGTTTCTTTAGGTTAGTTGACGGAACTTCTGCATCTGCCTCCATTACATCACGAATCCAGGACTTAAACATATACTCATCTTCTGTTACACAAATGAGATAGTTTGTTCCTCTGCGAATAATCTCACCAACAAGACCCGTGTTTAAATTTTCTACAATATCACCAATTCTAAAAATATTACCAGTGACATAGTTTTCACGAAGAGTTTCTTGGTCAAACTTTGGAGCAATTTGCCACAACTCAGCAACTTTTTTCTTTTTCTTTACACTCATTCCTTGTCGGACAGCATCAAAGAGTGCTCGAGTATCACCATCATCTAATGCCTTTGGAGTTCCTGTACGAAATGAATCAAAGTCATCATCAATTACAGCCTTTCTCATCTTGGATGCAGACATACCAGAAACACCTTCCGCATCAGCATCTCTTACACCAGCGGAAATTACGCGGATTAAATCAAAATTGTAAAGGTCTCCGTTGTATTTTTGTGCAAGATTTTCAAACTCTGCTTGACGATCAGAACCTACAACAATATTGACATTTGAGTATCCTGCTTCCGCTGCTGCAATCAATACATTAAAAATTGATCTCATTTCATCATCATTAATAATGTTCTCCTCAAAATCAGGGAACATCTTCTTCATAAACGAAATCTTCATATCAGGGTCAAGAGGATTCTTCTTGGGGTCCTGAGTTCTTGAAGGATAAATCTTAAGGTCTCCACCAGTTGCTGCTTTTCTTGCAGCCTTTAATAGTTTCTCGTGCCCTACTGTTGGTGGATTAAAACGACCAAACGCAACAGTTATTGTATCATTGTCTGTGGGAACATCATCCGTTGGAGATTCTGTTTTTGCAGGTGCTTTTGGTGCTGCCGCTGTAGATGCTTTCGTCGCTGGTTTCGCAGCAGGAGATTTTCCCACTGTACCTTTTGGTCGGTCTTTTCCACCTTCTACTCTACCCTTATCATAAAATACAAGTTTTCCCTTTTCTGTTTTTGCAACAAACTCTCCACGACTATCTAACCATCCCCCATGACCATCGCTCTTAAGATTTAATTTCCTCGCCTGCATAGATGCTTGCGATTCTTTTGCCTCTGTTAGAAACTGGAAAAAATTCTTCATATTGTTAAATGTTATACTTTATTTATTTTTTCACTATTTCTTATATTTATGGAGCATAACGGTTACGATCCGTTTTCTCATCCTTGCAAAGGACGGATTTTACCAATTAAACTAATGCCCCTATCAAGATATTATAAAACCCACTCAACAAAAAGTCAAGTGGGTTAGAGCAACCTTCCGTGGTTATTTATTTATTGGTTGCCAAGTATTTCATTTTTCCACTCTTCACTCATGCTAACCATAATCTTTTCTGCAGAATCAATACTATCTGCATATCCTTCATCAAGTAGATGTGAAAGAATAACATCATAAACATCAACTTCTTCACCAAGACGTGATGCAACTTTACCAGCACCAGACGCTACTGCTCTTGCTGCTTTTCCTACAGCACTCTTAGCACCTCTCTTTGCTCTTGTTGCAAGATTCTTAACACTTTGCTTTGCTCTTCCCACAGTATCAGATGCTGCTTGACCTGCTTTTCTTGCAGCACCATAAGCACCTACTTGTGCTTGTCCGATTTTTTGCTTGATTCTGCCTTTTATATCTGCAGCAACTTTTGCTCTTAGACCTCTTCTCTTTTCAGGATCTTTTGATCTTGCTGCCATACCTGCAGCAGGATGCAGTTTTCTCTTAGTTGCATATGCTGCCACTGGTTTATCAACTGCTTTGAACTTTGCTTCTCTACCTGCTTCCTTTGCTTTTGCGACTCCAGATTTAGCAGACTCTTTTGCTTTTCCAAGTGCTGACTTAACAGCACCTTTTACTTTAGCAATTTTTTCTGCTCTCTTTTCCCTTTTAACTACAGCAGCACCACGCTTTCTTGCTTCTCCTGCTGCTTTCTCAGAAGATTTCATATACTCACGTCTTGCAGCAGCACGATCCATTTTAGCTGCTTCAGAAAGAACTTCTTCGAAGATCTCCTCTACTTCATCAAACTCATAACCTTCATCAAGCATTTCGTCAATTGTTTCTTCCACAATTGCATCAATTTCTTCATCGGTCAAATTTTCAATGCCAGCAAATTCATCTGACATTTCTTCGAGTTCATCTCTAAGGTCTTCGTCATATACTGCAGTATATGCTTCACATAAACCTCTAAGTTCTTTAGGATCCATTTTTTTACAAATACTTTTTAGTTATTTATAAAAAAAAGACTCACAGAGGGTCTTAGTGTTTATTCAACTACTTGACTGATTGCATCATCAAGATCAGCAATCACTTCACGAAGTTCAAAGATACGAGATGGAGTGCTTACAATATCACTTGTGTATCCTTTTTGTGCTTCAAACAGAACTTGGCGAACTGCAGCAGCCGAACGCACATCCATTTCAATAGTTACTTTACTCACAGGTCTCCCTCCTTACGATTTTCAGAACGCTCAATACTAAATGCACCCTCAGGATAACGAGCACTCAATTTTTCAAAGTTCATTTGAATTACTTCTTCAATAGAAATATCAAGTCCGATACATGCCTGAGAAACATACCACATAATATCACCAAGTTCACGCTTTAGATGAAAAAGGTTTTCTTCAGTAACTGGTTTACCTTGAAAAATAATCTTTTTGATAATCTCAGTAAATTCTCCTGCCTCAGCAGACATTCCTACAGCAGCAGTAAGCAGTCGCTCGGTAGGAAATCCGTTCTCACGAAGTTCCAGAAGACGATCGATGAATGGGGTATGTTCTTTACTTGGACTTGATGTAGTCGTATTAACAAACTCGACATACTTGTTAAGGTCAATAGTCATTAGAATTTAAATCCTTCAAATGTTTTCTTAGGTTTCTTTTCTTCATAATCATACTCTTCATCCTTTCCATTGTCAAGGATATCTTGTTGAGCAGATTGTTCACAGTCATAGAGACGCATTTTAGCGCGATCAATACCAACCACAAAACGCTTGTGAATGGTAGGATCATTATAACGATTCTTAAGTTGTTTTACAAGAATCTGGCCAAGTCCTTCAAGTTCTTCTGTAGAAATCAGAGCAAACATTAAGTCAGCAGTAGCAGGCAAACCAAAAGATTCAGAAGTATCAGTCAGTTCCACATCAGAAGAACCATAACCAGAGCGAGTTGTCTGAGTAGCACTCACAATCGGAACATTAAACTCTACAGCAAGACCACGAAGTTCTTCAGCAATTGATTTAACTAATGTGTAAGAGTTAACATTACTTCCACCTCTAAACCTGGAAGAAGAACAAATATTCAAGTAATCAATAAAGATAATATCTGGGCGGAATGATTTCTTAAGTGCCAGTTCATTTAGCAACGACTTAAAATGACCAGAGTGTGCAGAAGCAGTTGGATACTCTTTAATAATTAGCGTACCCTGAGTCTTCTTTGCAAGATTTGTGACCTTGTTCTCAAACATCTGCTTTGGAAGTTCTGCAATATCCTGAATCGGGACATTGAGAAGGTTTGCATCAATTCGCTCTGCAATTCGCTCTTCCGCCATTTCAAGAGTGATGTACAAAACGTTCCTGCCTTGCAATAAGACGGAAGAAGCAACATGGCACATAAAGAGACTTTTTCCGACACCCGTACCAGCAAGAGCGATATTGAGAGTCTTATTAGGAAGACCACCTTTTGTAATTTTGTTAAAATATTCAAGATCAAACTCGATCTTATCTTCCTTCCTGTGATACGATTCATAGCGTTTTTCATAGTCTAACAGATAGTCATGACCAACGTTTGTATCAAAAGATACCGCAAGAGCATCTGATAATATGCTAGGTATGCTGTCACGATTTTTCTTCTCATCTTTACCATCTGCAATATGGATCGAATCCATAAGAGCAAGATAGATTGCACGATCACGACACCACTTTTCAGTAGTATCAACTAACCAATTAAACTCTGTTGGAACATCATCAAGATAACTAATAATCTGTACAATCTCTTTAAAGGAGGTTTCATTAATATCTTGACGATTCTCAATCTCAATAGAGAGAACTTCTTTTGTTGCAGGTTGATTATATTCTTGAACAAACTTTAGTATTTCTTCAAATACTACTTTTTGATTATTATCCTCAAAATATTCTGACTTAATAAATGGAATTACTTTCCGA